GCATGATTTTAGGTTGCACGGTCGGTACACGGTCGGTACACGGCGGTTGCACGGACATGGTAGGCTTGGAAATCATCATTTTGGGCGTTTTGAACGTCATTTGCATACTCTCGATCATCGTCCTGGCCCTCTGGCTGAGGATAGAGCTAGCAAACATGCTGGATTTACTCGATGAACGCCTCGCCCTGGCACTCAAGGGTACCATCGACCGCATGCTCGAGGGTGGCCTCGGTGACTTCGAGCCCCCGAACCCGATCCAGGCTGCCCTGGCACAGCTCATTCAAGGCATGGCGGCTCAGAAGATGAACACAATAGACGCCGTTGTTACGCAAAGAGCGCCTGATGGTACGTTTGAATCGACAATTGACAAGTTTCAATAGCATTATTAGCGACTTTGTTCACTTTCACCCCCAATGGCACGCAGAAAGAAGAGGTCACGACGTCGGTCACCCAAGACAATCAGCCTCATCAATCTCGCAGAGAGCTACGCCTACGCATCCGTGCTCGTCGGCGGCGTTGCCAATAACACCCCAGTCGGATTTATCGGATTCGACGGCTCCGGTGGTATGGGGCTAGCGACCACGAACGGCGGTGCTAGTGTCTCACTCTCCTCGCTGGTCGCTGACCCCGGATCGTCCTTCGACGCCATGCAGACAAACTTCATGGCATCGTACCAGGCTATGGCCGTACAGGCAATAGGGATCGGCATCACCTTCAAGTTCGCTAAGAAGCTCCTACGGAAGCCCATCGCCAACGTGAATCGTAATATGATGAAGCCTCTTGGCATCGGAGTGAGGTTGTGATTCTATGGCAACAACCACCTGCGTAGGGAACCTAGCCTGCAGTGACGGGACGAACATACCCCTAAAGCTCGAAGTCGTCGAGGGAACTGAGACGTCGCTGACTACGGACACCGTTTACACAGTGAGCGCGATCAACATTGGAGACTATGCTCCTGGCAAGACTGTCACTCATGGCCTCGTGAGTGGAAGCGTCGGCATCTCATACGCTTACATCCTCCGGCAAGGCGTCGTGGCTGCAAACATCGCCGTCTGTGTGAAGGGTGCGTCCACTTTCACTCCGAGGTTGTGGGCCCCCTTTACGCTGCAGGCCGGTGACCTCCTCAAGGTGATGACCCAGACTGCTGCTGACCGAGGAGCTAGTCTCGCCGTCTATACCAACCAAGGCATCTCGAGGATCTTCCATGTGACGCCAACCGGCGGGGCCACTAACGAATTGGTCGATATCCAGACTGGAAACAGCATCGGCGACACTCTGCAGGGCCAGACCTGCATGTCCGCCACTTTCATCACAGTCGACGGATCTCTAATCGAAACCAACGGAGCGTACATCGTCGACGCCCTGGGCAACGTCGTCGGCAGCGTCACCGACACCGACCCCAGTGTCCAGCAGCCTCTTCCAGCGGACCTCAGTGCACCCGTCAACCTGAATTTCAAAGCCCAATTCCTCACGAGTGCTTAGGGGTGAGAAATTGCGGAAGATGACCAAAGCAGCGGGTCGACGTCGACTCGCGGAGATCCTCTCGAAGTCAAAGAAGCTCTACATGCGGGGATTCATCTCAACAAAAGACCTCGATGCAATAGAGAGAATCGTCAAGACTCGTTCCAAGAAGATCTGCTGAGGTGTCGGCATTGGTAACGGTAGGAAGCGTATTTGGCGGGTTATCCGGAACTGGTGAACAGATCGGCGGGGTAACTGCGGAACAACTTGCAGAAGTACGGGCGAGACTTGCTCAAAGAGAAGCAAACATAGCGGCAGCGCGGGCAGCAGCAGCAGCGCGGGCAGCAGCAGCAGGTAATGGAGGGGCAGGCGGCAACGGAACCGGGGCAGGGCCGGGCCAGTTCGACATCTCCAGCGCGATTCCGAACAACTTCTGGGGATATGTCATGCTCGTCGTGGGGATGAGATGATGCCGCTTCCGAATGTGCAAGCGACATCGCCTCGAGTCTACAAGCTGTTGAAGACGACAACACTCGAGAACCTCAGCGCCGATGATCTAGCGGATGTGGCTGACCCGATAAGTATCGAGATGCTCAACGAGGACGAACTCAGGCGCCTGTGCCTGGTCGCTTTCGCGCGTATGGTGACTAAGGGATCATTCGACGGGTGGTTGTGATGCCTCTACCAGATGCAATCAAGCGGTCCCCCAGGGTCTACACCCTCCTCCAGAACCAAGACCTCGAGAACGTCACCGCTGATACCCTGGCTGATGTCGCCGATCCCATAGCCATCGAGGAACAGAACGAGGACGAGCTCCGTAGAATATGCCTGGTCGCATTCGCCAGGATGGTGACGAAGGGATCATTCGACGGCTGGTTGTCTGGCGGAGGTAGTGCCGCGGTACTCGGAGTGGGTGCTGGGGTCAAGTCTGGGGCGAACTACAGCTCGTTAACGAAGCAAGGGCCATTTGGCCGGGGATCGCCAGACACAGCGATGACCTGGAACTCTAACGCTGCCATGTATATTCCAATAGTCGCCCCAGTGACGGCAACCATGGACTCGGTTATCCTGAGTGTCACCGTGGCCACGGCTAGTGCTGATATGCTGATGTGTGTTTACAACTCCGACGCCGACACAGGAGCACCGACCACGCAGCTCTCTGACGAGGTAACCGTTGAGTGTTCCTCGACTGGTTACATCGAGGTTGACTTCTCCAGTCCGCCAGACCTCACGGTCGGCACGCTGTATTATTTCGGGATGGCTAGAACTGCGGCAGCAAACATTTCCTTTACAGCTCATCTCACCGAGAATGAAACGAACTTCGGTGGCCAGGAGTATTCCAGTGACTACAACCGAAACATCCTCACTGAAACCGGGGTAGACAACACGCTTCCGGCTACGGCTACCGCAGCCAACATTCTTGGCGCGACTTACGCGGTCCCTCTCATTATGGTCAAGTGGAGCTGATTGCATGAAAGTAGAGCGCAGGATGATTCACATTGACACGGACGGCAACAAGACCGTCACCTATCGGGAGGTTACCTGGCAAGAGGTTCGCCACAACAGGGATGCCGAACTGGCTCAATCGGACTGGCGAGCTCTCAAGGACGTCGTCCTCTCGACAGCCTGGAAGGAGTATCGCCAGGCGCTCCGAGATCTCCCCCAGGTGCACGAGGAGGCCGATGATGCCGCCGACGCATGGCCGACACCTCCTGAGTGATGGCGATGACCAAGCGTGATCCGGACCAGGTGATCGAGTACCGCATCAGCCTGCAGGACAAGCAGTCAGAGCAGTTGGACTCCCTGATTGCTGCAGTCCAGTTCAAGCAAGTCACCTCCGGAGCCGGTTCTCTCTTCGAGGGTCTGGGAGTCCCCCGAGTCGCCGCGATGCTGGACGACCCTCTAAGAATCATCCAAGTCATTTACAGCCTGGCAACAATCGCTGAGGCCCTGGGTTACGATACGATGTGGCCGACAGCCTTCGACCTCGACCCGAACAAGATCAAGCAACAGATGGAAGCCGCCAAGGCGGAGCGCGAGCGCACCGGCGAGGCCGGTCCTGCAGCGGGCGACTTCTCCCTGGGTGCGATCCTGTATAACCTGCTCAACCCGAACTGGACATGGTTCGGACCTCCACCTCAAGAACCATGAAAATGACCCTTCACATAGGGGGGTAGCGACTACGATTTGGGGTCATTGGTCCGATTCCAGACGATAACTTGCAGCTTGTCCCTGGATGCGGTCATATTCAGAAGCCTCTCTTTCAACTCTAACTTCTCGTCATACAATTCTTTCTCGTGGATCCTGTGAAGAATCATCTGTTGATGATGGTCAAGGATGATCGCAGACAGCCAGGCAGAACGACCTCTCTCTCCAGCATCTCCTAGTGGTGATTGACGGGTCTTCCTGGGAACCTCCTCCCAGATGGCGAAGGCAGCGTTCGACAGGTTCGCGGTTATTCCTGGCATTCAAATCACTCTCCGACAGGGAGCACAGACATACGGCTGTTCCATGTAACTCTTGAGAACCGAGGACTTCCACTTCAAGCAGATTGTACACTTGAACGAATCGCTCATGTCCTCCCCCTCTTCGTCATCAGCAACGTGTCCCGTGTGTGCAAATCCCAAAGCAAAACCGAACCGTGATTGCTGAGGATGTCGACCAACTCTTCCATGTCAACTTCTCTCGAGGGATTATTCATCCCGAGTTCGGCTCCATCGCAACAGAGCTCCTCTTTCGCCATGAAGCCGATCACCATGCTTCCCACATCGCCGTCGCAGAAGTCAGGGTCATCGACAATCCAGAATCTGTTATCCATCTTCCAGAACCGTTCACTGACAGTGAGATCCATCAGTACCACTCCGGATCGTCGTTCTCGTCCTGGGGCGTTCTCTGTGTCTCTAGGTTGGCTATCCGCTTCTCCAAGGCCAGAATCTTATGGCGATAGGTCAGCATCGTCTCCTTGATCGCGGCGAACACCTCCC